CTGATGATTAACAGTCATCTGCTCTGCCGCTGAGCTACCATCCCAAAAACAAAAAACCCCAACTAATTAAAGTCAGGGTTTTCTAAAATTCTTAATATAAATCTAGCCTAACTTTACATATCTCTGCTACCCCAAATCTGATTCGGTGTGCTACAAAGTGTATGTAATGTCAATGCTTTCATTTGTTATAAATATAATCGAATTAAAAAAGTAATCAATCTTCAAAATACGCCACGTCAAGTCATGCTCCGGTTAATACTAGCCTCGATGAATTACTCTGCTATCATTATTGGAATCGAACCAACATTAACCATTATGATAAAATAAAATAGGGATGAGAATACTCCATATTGTGAACCAGCTTTAGAAAGATTATTAGTTCCTTCCGTTTCCACTACCTTTTGAGTAGTACCAATTCAATGTGGATGATTTAAGACTATCAGTCTTTAAGTTGCCGATTACTCTCTACTTAATCATTTTCTTCAAGCCTCGCAGCCTAATTAATTCTTGCGGAATTAGAAACCTTTCGATAGAATCACAGACTTCTTGCGGAAGTATCGTGGCTAAGAACAGCTCTTAACTATGTACACACCTTTCACCTGCAACTGGTAAACACTTAAGCTTAATTTTTAAATTGTAGTTTTTACACCGAAGTAAAAATTGAGTTTTAGTTTATAGAATTATTCAGGTAGTGGTTTACCACTAGCTCCCCCAACTTTTGGTCGAGAGAATACTAAACTACCCGATGCAATATCCCTACTGCGTTATTTTGAGTCATCTTCATTGAGTAGTTTTGGTAAACTAGTTCAAAGGATAGTAACAGCACCACCTGTACACAGTCTTATCTTACGTCCTTTCGGATGGTTTGATGTTAAGACCACTCTGATAATGAATACCGCAATGATGTAGAGGGATTAAGTCTACATTTCTTACTGATATTCTATGGGTTATTCTTATTGGTGTTCCCACCTCAATTAGAGTATCTATAATACCCCAATTATTCTGACTGTTCCGATATAGTGTTACCCTTTCGTACAAAGCCTAAATAATATCCCACTTGCATACTTGAGTTAGTCTCTCCTTACGGGGAAAGTAACCGCAGATGTATCACTTAATACACCCACTTTATCCTTGTTTCCAAGTTTATTTACCGACCATATGCGGCCGTTATTCACTATGTAAGATAAACTTACTATGTGAAATATTTTCAATAATGTAAAGAACTTTTTAGGTGTTACCCTATTGTTTTATAAATATACGATAATTTTTTCAAAGTACCAAATATTTGTAAACTTTTTTTCCTAAGATTGAATACCGAGTATCTTTCATCACCTATAAGTTCCAATCTTATAAATTAAAGATACGATAAGTTTTTCAATCTACCAAATTTCTTTGGGTTTTTTATTTTGTTAGGATATCCGGCTTTCTTCGGTGTCGAACACCTCACTCAATCGGTTTTATTAGTTGATGGCTTCAACCCTAACATTTGTTGCGATGGAAAGATTCGAACTTCCGACCTCTAGGTTATGAGCCTAGCGAGCTACCTCTGCTACTACATCGCGATATTGGTGGAGATGAAGGGAGTCGAACCCTTGTCTTACAAAGTAATCATAATACCAGCATGTCACACGTTTAGAATAAAGTTTTAATCTTACTAACTTTTCAAAAGAATTGAGGCTGTATGGTTAGTACAACGGTCCACCACTTTGTTTTGAAATAACAAAGAAAACGATTTCACATTCTATTTAATTGTCCCATGATGTGTACGGGAGTAATTATGCTGCTACAGCGTAATCGGCACCGATGAAATCCATTAAGGAATCAAAGGTCATAGTTGACATTTCGTCAGTTATTGTTTTGTGCAGTTTTAAAGAGTTTCTAGCACTTACCTCTACGTGTGATACTACAATTCTCATTGCAATCAATTCCAAAGCATCCCCATTATTTCAATGAACTTAATTAAAGATACAACAATTATTTCAATCTACCAAATATTTTAGGAAGTTTGTTATAACTTGCTGATAATCAATCAGTTATATATATTAATATCTTGTAAAACCAATCGTTACCCTTTCATCTTTGGTCTTATCTTGCTGATTATCAATGTTATAAATCTCCGCTAATGTTAATCCTTCTTTAGCTTCGGTTTGTTTATTCAACTTCTTTAACAAAGTTTTAGTATCTTCAAAAGATAACTTACCAAATTTGTGTTCAGCAATCAATCTACCTTTCCTTAATAAAGCACTATCAATTTTTTCTTTATCCATATTGAAAGTTGCTATTATATAGATATTTAGGATATCACCTAATATACCATCACTTAAATTCAATAGATTAGATACACCAACTGAACTACCACTATTTTGTCTATCACCGATTACTTTCTCAGCATCTTCAATAATCAAAACACAATCTTTGTTCTCCATTAAGAAAGGAACAAAATCTGGGTTTACAATACTTTCTGCCATAACAGGTGGTAAAAATAAAACCTTCTTACCTAATTCATGTGCTAAGTATTTTAGATAAGTTGTTTTGCCTGTCCCCGCTAGTCCATGCAATAGAACTAACTTTGCATTATTATCATTCTTACCTTGTATAGTATCAACAATATTATTATGCATATCACTAAAACCTGTTCCATAATTCAAATCTAAATCAATTGTAGGTTTACCCAAATCAAATGCTTCGGTTTCAAATCCGTATGATGTAGATTTCAATAAATGAATCTTACCTTTCATATCCTTCTTAGCAAAATTGTTCAATTCAGGAAATATTTCAAACACCAATGCTAATTCACAAGTTGATTGAATCCATAATTTCAAAGGTGCTTGTTTTGCTTTTAAAATCGCTTCATCATCATCTACCTCGTCACCCGGATATGAATCGTTCCTATTTGAAAATCCAATTAATATTAAATCATCATTATTCACATATTCATATACTGCAGTAATACTATAATCAGTTGGTTCATAGTATGTCCTTTTTTCATGTATACACGTTAATCCTTTCTCTTTCAGATATGGTATAACGCTATCATCAAATATTACATTGTTTGAAAAGTATGCTACATTAATAGATTTACCTGTCTTTTCTGAAATGTATTTCTCCGAAGGAAACTCACTACCATGTGCCGGTGAATATAATTTGTATTGCTCTTTATGTAACATTTATTTAAATTTTATTTTTTAATAATTCTACTATTTCTTTATGTCCTTTTGGTGATGGATGTCCTCTTTCCTCAAACATACCATCATCCTTAAATCCTTTTAGATATTTTGTTAGGTTTATATCTTTAAAACTTTTTGGAATTTGTTTCCATAAATCTACTAACCCAAAGTAATCATCCGTATCATCAAATTGTTTTGCTACTTTTTCAGTATTGATATCTTTATTTAGAACCATAATTTCATCCCCATCATACTCAAAGAATGCATTTACATAAAGATAAGGTATTTTATTTGCTTCACAAAATGATTTAAGAGAAATTATCTGATGAAATACCCTTAGTAATGAAGGAGTTAAGTGTGTTTGATGAATTACATACTTACTATCTGTTAATCTTGTCTCATCAATTGTACCCCATTTATCTTTATGTGTCCATAATCTTTCATTTATAAACACATCACCATCAAAATAATCAAATCTAGTAGGTGCGGTGAATGAAATCAATACAAACATCTCATCTACTTTAACATATCCTAATTCTTCATTGTAAATTGGCTCACCATTAACAAACTTACATAAATCTCGTAAAGTATTTCTATAAATTCTATCATTGGATATACCACTACTTGCTACATTAAAATCTACCAATCCTTTTTCTTTGGCTAACAATGTAGAGAAACGATTAGTTCTATCTTTTAGTTCTGAACCCCAACTAACTGAATCCCCATTTGTATATAATACTTTCATTTGTATTTAGTTTTTTCTCCATACCCACATTGGTTCACAAAAAGTTTTATCACCCGCTTCTGCTGCTTTTGCTAATGCTTCATCTGTATATCTACTCTCGTCACCCTCTATGATTGCCCCAGCACCTGCACTACCAGGTCTTTTTGCCATTTCCATACCCATACAGCCTAAGTATTCTGCACCCTCTTGTTTCTCAAGGTATTCGTTCATAGGAGTAGTGATTGCTCTATAACCTTTATCCGTTCCTTTTGATGAAGCATATACATCGGCAATGTTTACAATTAGAACACCACCTTTTTTAAGTGTTTTCCAAATCTTTCCTAATGCTTTGTGTAAGAATTGTTCATTCCATTCATCAATCGTTTTATATCTAACCCAACTTTGTGTATCATCATAGGAATACCTTTCAACCGAAAAATAAGGAGGAGAGGTAAAAGCAATATCAAAATAATTATCGTACCCAGCATAGTCGAAATCCTCTGCAGGAGATTCGACAAAATCAGCTCGCTTCTCCACTTCAAAAAATCCATTGTTCTTTTCATAGAATTCTGCTTGTTGTCTATAAATAGGATGGTTTTCTTTACGCGGGTCAATACCTACATAATGCTTTCCAGTTTCACTTGCGTAGAACCCACACATTCTATCACCCCAACCTGCTGCAAAATCTAAAATAGTTTCTGCTTTAAAGTAATCATATAAAGCTTTTGCTACATTTGGTTTAAACTGAGAACAAATATATTTTCTTAATGATAATGCTACTCTTAAACTACCTCTATTAATTTCATCAAACTTTAAAGTATACATTGCACCCATTAGTGTAACCATAAATTCATATGTTCTCCAAGTTCTATCTGGACCAGGAGATACCGTCCCATCTACACCCCATCTATTTGCTTGTTGAAAATAGTTTGATGCCTGGTTTCCGGTATTAACTCGTCTAAAATATAATTGTTTACCTTCTATACCTAATCCAAATCTACTATCACCTGCTTTACGAATAAACCATTCATCATCTTTTAATAATTCGTTCCATCTCGTTTTCTTTAATGCTAAATATTCTTTACGAGCATCATCTTCACTAATTTCTTGATAAGGTAGAGGATATTCCATAGCTAATTTTGCTAAGGATTCACACACATCTGCTTTCTCAAATGTGGTTTGAATATGTTTCCATTGTTCTGCATTAATATGCAAATATGGTTTCATATTTTTAAACTGGTCGAAATAATCTAAATACATATTGTTTCTATGTTTTTGTCTGCAACTAGTCTTAATCTAAAAACTATTCCAGGGATGATACCATCTTTTTTACTTGTCCAAACTATATCTGAATCTTTTACAAATCCATTTCTATAATAAAAGTTAACTGCTTTATCATTATATTTTCTAACTGTCAGAAATAAATTTTCTGCGTATTGTGATTTACAATATTCTATAAACTCAAATAAAATCTTTTTAGCATTTCCATTGTGTTGGTCGATATTTGCAATTTGATGTAAAATAAAATCACCACTTTTTTTATAAGTGGTTGCGTTTCTACTCATCTTACCATGTCCTTTGTATTTACTAAATGTAATTACAACCCCATCTTGCAATATAATATTACCTTTCTTAATATATTTTTCAAGTTTATAACCTTGCTTATATAAGTGTGGAAATATTTCTGGATACAAATCTATAATTGCCATAGCCTGATTTGTGGCTACAATCATTTCATTTGTACCTCGTTCTGCTTTTACAAAGTTAAGCATATTCAAAAAATTTATTTAGGTTTAGAGTGTCTTTATACAAATATAACTCTTTTAGTTTAGATTTCAAAATATCCTTACGGCTTTCTATCAATTCACCCGTCCTTGCTCCCTTTGCAAAAAAAACTTTAGGTCTCCAAAGTAGTTCATCACTAATTTCGCCACTAAAAGCTGCTCTTAAAAGTGGTTTCATATGTCCTTTTTCTTTCTGATATAATGGTGGGATGTTTAAACTATATTCTACAAATGGTCTCCAACTATATGGTGTACGAACTTCAACTGTCCCACCCCACATTATAGATTGATTGGTAGTTAAGAAATTTGTTTTATGCACATCCTCTACTAATTTCCGCCTTGCCTTATCATAATCATCCGGCTTATAATGAAATGCTTGGATGTGACCATAACTTCCCCAAATCTCATCTGATAAATCTCCGCTGAATACTACTTTGAATCCCAACTCGTCTATCTTTTTTCCTAATGCAACTTGAGCAATTGCACTACCTAAGTTTTGCCAACGGTCTTGTTCAATAACATAAAGAGTTTCATCAATTGCATTTATAACATCATCTTCTGTTAATATAATTTCATGTAGTTTTACATTAAATTCTTTAGCTGCAATTCTTGCGTATTTAATATCATCGTTTATTGTATTACCATCACCCATTGATACCACAAACGCTTCTATATCAGGTTTTATTTTAGAAAGTAAGTAGGTTATAATTACACTATCAATACCACCGCTAAGAATTGTACAAATAGGAACATCAGAAACCATTTTTACTTTTACCGCTTCATCTAATTGTTTCCTAATATTTTTAATAATAGTTTCTCTATCATCATTTATAATTTCAGTTGGTAAAGTGTAGTATGTTTTAATACTATTCTCTAATGTTTTATAATTGTATTCTATATAAGTTCCAGGATAAACTGTCTTAACTTGTTTTTCGTATAAATCTGCGGTTGGTAATCCTTTTTTTTCTGATGCGAATACTAACTTACCATCATTATCAATTGCATACCACAAAGGTAATTCACCAACATAATCTCTTACAATAAATGCAGTATTAATTCTACTATCGACTATACAAAAAGAAAACATACCATCCAATTCAATGAATGATTCAACTCCAAATTGTAAGTATGCATTTAAAATTATTTCTGTATCTGATTTTGTTTTTCTAGGGAGTGAAATTTTTTCCTCTAATTTTTTTGTGTAATCACTTTCCCATAACTCACCATTGTACACAATACAAACTGATTTATCGTCATTCCACATTGGTTGATTTGCAGATGACGATAAATCTTGTATTGAAAGGCGGTTGTGTCCGATATAAAAATCATCTACAACATCTACTTGAGAAGCATCTCTGCCTCTATGAATTATTTTATTTAATTGGGTAAAGGTTTGCTCTTTAGATGTAAACCAGTTACCACCTATTATTCCACACATATATAACTAATTTACGAAACTTATTTAATAAAACCTATTATTTTATAGCTTCATTTATAGCATTTACATACGCCATTTTAGAACTCAATCCGGTAAATCTCTCTACCACTTCACCATTTTTTTCTATGATGATTGTTGGAACTGATGTTACATTATATTTTGTAACTTCTTCGTTGTAATCATCCACATCATAATCTTCAAACTTTACATTTGAAAATTGTCCTTTAATCTCGGTCATAACCGGGGCTAATGCTCTGCATGGTCCACACCACACTGCACTAAATTTTTTAACTGTTACCATTTTTTTTGTTTTTAAAATCTTCATATTCTTCTAATAGGGCATCAACTACTGAATGTCTATGATTTACTAATAATGTCATCGATGCCATCTCTTTTACTTTGTTAGCTACCCTAAGTAAAAATCCAAATCCACTTTCTCCTTTTTGTTTTAAATCTACCTGAGCAGTATCGCCACATACTACCATCTTACTTCTAATACCCAGTCTACTTACAATCATTTCCATTTGGTCATGTGTGCAATTCTGAGCTTCATCCACAATTACAAATGCGTCTAAGAAAGTTCTACCTCTCATAAATGCTACCGGCACAATTTCAACTTGTCCGTTGGTTAATATCTCATCTATTTTTTCTCTGTTATAAAGTAGATAGAAGTTCGAATAGATTGGTTGCATCCAAGGTTCCATCTTTTCTCTAAGGTCTCCTGGTAAGAATCCAATTTCTTCTTTACTTACTGTCGGTCTTGTAATAATAATTTTACTAACCGTTTTTTTAAATAACATATCTAATGCAATTTGACAAGCTAAAAGTGTTTTACCACTTCCCGCTTTACCACTTAGGATTGTGATTGCGTTATTTAAAATTTTATCTTTTGCCTCTTTTTGTTCTTCATTCAATTGAATTTGAAACTTAATAGGTCCTTTTTCTTTTTGCTTTTCTTCTTTAATTTTCTCTGTCAATTCTTTATGTTTTGTTGATTGGTTTTCTGCCATAACGTTTCTAATTGAGTATTATCTTTTATATGGTTTGGTTCATACGGACAATGGCGGCACTTATTACCACAGCAATAACCTCTTGCCATATGATACTCTGGAGTAAAAACCACCTTACCTTGTTCCAAATAGTATAACTTTTCATTTTCTTTTTTTAATTTCATCTGTTTGTCCTAATAGGATGGTATATCCCATTAATAATGTTTTGAACTACGCTATCATGTACCATTTACTTAACCTCACACGCACCACCAGCACAAGCTAACTCACCACTTAAATCAGTCATATCTTCGGTTTCAATAACTTTGGATAAATCAACATCGCTTAGTGTTTTAAGTAATTCTTCATATCTTTCTTTAGTACAATCTTCAAATGGTGCTTGAATGTAAGTTCCACCATCGTAAGGCAATACTGAAAGTCCATTATAGAACTCTTTGTTTTCCCACATCCATTCTCCAACTGCTTTCCACTCATGCTCTCTAATAGATATAGTTGCTGATACATTATGAGAATTATTTCCGTTTCTATGACCCGGTTTAATCCACTCGCCATGTACTTTCTTAACTCTCTCTAATAATTGAATTGGAGATTCGGTTCTAAAAATTGCATTATCAGGTGCTTTTTGTGGAATACCAATTACTGCAGTATCATGTGGTCTGAAATATTCATCTTCAATTAATTCAGGATGATTAATTAATAAGTGAGAATACATTGATTCATTCTTACCAACTCTTACTCTACGAATATAGTAATCATTATGCCAAGCGTGAATACCACTACTTGTTCCTAATGTTAATGATGTAGTTCCTGCGGGTTTAACCGTTGTTGTTCTTGCTGAAACATTTATTTTTAATATTTCTGCTACCCTTCTATTTTCTGTCTTAACCACTTTTGCAGATTCTTTCATATCTAATTTCAAAACTGCACCACTACCAATACCAGTCATAGATACACCAATAAGTGCATCCTTTTCAGTTGTTCTTTGCCAAATTGGGCGAAGGTAATGGAAATCAGTATAACCTGCTTGCAATGTTCCGATGAATGATGCTGCTTTTACTCTTGCATTCAAATCGTCTTGGTCTACTACATCACTCACATTCACCTCACATAAATTACAGAATTGGAAAGGTCTTAATGCAATCTCACAACATGGATTAGTTCCCCAATCTTTGTCGTTTGATAAGTAGATACCAGGTTCACCTGCTCCACTTGCTTCAATTCTTTTCCAAAGTTCTAAGAAATATTCTTTTGTAATTTTATGTCTCATTAAAACTGCTGAATTATTTGCTCTACCTCTTTGTGGATTTGTTTCCCACCATGCACCACTCTTACAACTAATCATTTGTTCGTCACTTGCAGAGAACAAACAAATTAATGCTGCTCTACGAATACCACCTGCTAATACTGCATCAGCAATATGACAAACAATATCATGTACTTCAATTGGATTTAATTTATCACCATCTTTTTTAGCATCAAAAATACCGTCAATCTTAATTAAGCATTCTTTTAGGGGTTGAGGACCTGGTGCTTTACCACCACTTGTAATTAATCGTGCACCCTTAGCTCTAATATCTCTAAAATCAAATACTGGCTTTGAACCACCGAAGAAATATGATTTTACTAATACTGAAATTGAATCTGCCCATCCTTCAATAGAATCTCCAATAAGGAATCTTCGTGTCTTATCTGCATTTGGTTTTCTAATTTCAGGTAATGCATCAACATGATGTGATTGTACTGAATATCCTACACCGGTTCCACCTAAAAGTAAGAACATAATTTCAGAAAATACTCTCCAATCATCAATCGGCGCGAATGCACAATTGTAAATTCTATTTGGACTAATTTCAATTGGTTTACCTGCGAACTGCATTGAACGCATTGAAGGTAAAACTTTCTTATCATACACAAACTTATAGTTCTCTCTGATTTCTGCTTCTAAATTTGGATATGTTTTTATATGCATATCCATATTTCTAGTAACCAACTCCTGCCACGTCTCTCTTCTTTTTAATTCTGGTTTGTATTTTGCGTACTTCATGTACACCGTAATTTCTGATAGGATTCTTGTTGAAATGTCCATTGTTTTTTTGTATTTTTTGTAAGATTAATAAATAAAACTTTTTTCGATAAAAGTATGAAATGTACCAATAACTATTAGTATATTCATATATAGATACGACTTTTGAAAGAAAAAAACACACTTTTGATAAGTTTTTTTTTCCACAAGTTATATACTTATTAACCCATATTTTCTATATATTTTTTATGTAAAAGTTTCTTTTCTAAGTTCCCACCATTGTTAGATTCTTTTTGTGTCATCACACCATCTGCCGATAATGGTTCAAATACATCTATTAATCCAATCATAGTATCCATTTTTGCTGGAAATGTTAAACCATCTGCTCCAAATCTATTTTTCATAACGTGGAATCGTGCAGTATTACTTAACTTATCTTTTGCTTTTCTACTTACACTCATAATGAAATCCGATGTCATTACTTTTGCATAAGAATCTGCAATCGAATCGGCTTGTATAACTTCAAAATCAATTGCTGAACGATTGGTTTGTGATGCTGTCCAAATTGGAACACCTAACTCACCACTTAAACCTCTGATTTCTTCGTACACTCCACCTAATTCTGCATAGGTACTATCTCGTTTGTTTACGGGCTTTAATAAATCTGCATAATCAATAATAATTAAATCCGGTTTAAATCCGAATCCTTTGTACTTATCTAAATGTGCTTTAATTGTTTTTGTACTTGCTCCTCTAGGTGGATAATACTTAACCATCAAATTTGCTTTGTGGTTTTTAAGTTTAGCTACTACTTCTTCTTTTCTATCTTTCAATTCGTTAGATGGAATACCCGTCATAATAGTATCGTATCTAGTACCTGCATAGATTTCTGATAATTCTAATGTATAATGCATTACATTGTAACCTTGCCTTACGGCATCGGCTGCTATCTTACATAATACCCAAGTCTTACCAACTCCACTCGGTGCTACGATTACTCCTAATTCACCTGGTCCTAATCCTCCATCCATTAAATCATTGATAGGTTTCCATCCCGTAGGTACTGAATTTCTTTTTGTTTCTTCCATCCTCATCGCAATATCCTTATAGTAATCATGACCTAAATTGTTTTCCATTCCCGCTTTTAATGCGTTTTGAACTACAACTCCTATCTCATCCCAACTCTTTTCGGATTTGATTAGGTCTACTGATTGAAATATTGCGGCTTTTAACTTCTGAAACTTTGAGAACTTAATGAATTCTGTTTTAACAAAATCCATATCTTCACTACCGAATACATCATAGATTTGTTTTATCCTTTCTATGATTTGTTTTTTTTGAGTATCAGTTCCCAATGATGCCAACTTAACTTTGAATACGTCTAATGTTGGTGCGGCGAATTGTTTTGCTTGATAATCTAATATCGATTCTACAATCCACTTATCTTGCTCACTCTCAAAATAATCTTTGTTTGTAATTTCAGAAACTTGATTAAGAAAAGGTAAATCTGATAATAATGCAGCTATCACTTTAGATTGGTATGATTCACCAAATTTTTCTAATGTATCTACTGCGTTCATTATTTACTCTCTTTTTCTTTTGTTTCTTTCTTAGGATTTTTATATTCTTTCCACTCCGATTTAGGAATAAATTTCCATTCACTCGTTGCGTTGTAAGCATCTTTATCACTTACTCTAATAATGTTTCCGGTTTTGTTGCTTTTAAGACACTTCATAGGTTGTTTCCTCCGTGTTTGTTTTTAATTGTTATTTATGTAATTTTGCGAAAGTAGTTTGAATCCAGCTATTAACATCACCAAATGAATTAATAACTTTCATTCCCATTGCTTTCTTTATGAATCCTAATTTATCCAATTTTGCTGAATTATCCAAATATTTTTGGTTAATTGTTAGCTTTTTGTTTGTTGGAATTTCCGGATCGAATAATTGCATCAACTTATAGTTTCTTTCAACTAACTTTTTTTGATTTAATATCTTTTCGTAGATTCCGTTTTGTGCTTTTCGTTCTTCACACAATTCAAACATCGCATCAATTGTAATTTCTTTCGAATCAACAATCTCAGGAAACCGCTTAATGATAGTTTTAAGACCACAACCAGCAATACCATCAATGTTATCGGACTTATCACCATCAAGAGTGCGATAGACCATAAAATTTGCAGGATGTACACCATACTCAGTAATAACCAATTCTTTATCATATAACTTCTTTTTAGTCGGAGAATATACTTTAACTTTATCATTTACTAATTGTAAGAAGTCTTTATCTGCACTCATTATGACCGCACTTTCTTCCTCTTTTAATAATTGTGAGGCAATATAGCCCATAACATCATCTGCTTCGATGCTATCGTATAACATTATTTCCACAGGTAGATACTCTAGTAGTTCGATTAAACCAATCATTTGTCGTTTCATAGATACACCTTCTTCTTCTTTGTTCATCAAATCTGCGTAGGCTCTATTCACTCTAAAACGATTGTTACCTCTATTCTCTTTGTAACCACTATATAAATCCTTTCTACTTTTAGAACCACCCTTACCATCGAATACAATTATACAACGAGTTGCATTATATTCTCTGATAGCATAACCGATACCTTTTAATGTACCTACTATACCACCAATGTGGTCACCATTATCATCCATTGTAGGATTTACTGTCCAGCTTCGTATAAAAGTATTAAGACCATCAACAATTAATACTTTTTCTTTTCCTAATTGCTGATAGTCTTTTTCTACTTCGTTTAGTAACTTTTTATATGTTTCGTTCATAAACCTTTATTTGTTTGTAACCTTATTCAGTATCGATATCCGGTTCAGGCTCTTGCCCTCCGTTATCATATGTAATTTCATCCGGATCGATTCCTTCTTTTTTATATTGTAAGATTGTTGCTTCACAAATCTTTCTATAAATTTGGTCTCTTAACTCATCCTTAACTCCCATCATCTGAATAAAATCTTTAGATTGAAATTTAATAACTTCACCGGTATCAGTGTCAATGTATTCGTACCATGCACCGCCTTGCTTAACTAATTTATTATCTTTCATCACCTTTAACCATCCACCAAAATTATCAATACCTCTATCAAAGAATATATCGAAATCTGCTGAACGTAATGGCGGTCCTAATCTATTCTTAATAACCTGTGCTCTTACTTTGATACCAATAATTCTCTCACCTGCTTTAATCTGCCCCATATTCTTTAAACGAATACGAACCGAAGCGTGGAATGCTAATGCTTTACCACCCGATGTAGTCCAAGGGTCACCAAACATCACACCTAATTTCTGCCTAAGTTGATTAGTAAATACAACGGAGATTTTTTGTCTACCAATTACATTTGTAATCTTTCTCATTGCTTTTGAAATGATAATTGCCTTATCAGTTGCGTAACCATCTTTATCATAATCAGCATCCATCTCCTTTTTAGTTGATGCCGCTGCTACTGAATCGACTACGATTGTAACTAATCTATCCTTATCACCTTTACGAACTTGCTCAATGATTGTATCAATTGTTTCAAAAATATCCTCAACTGTGTCTACTGAAACGTATAATAGTTTGGAAACATCTACTCCAATTGCATCAAAGAACTCTCTACTTACCGCAGTTTCAGTATCAATTAATACTGCTACCCCACCTTGTCTTTGCGTTTCCGCTAACACGTGTGCTGCTAAAAGCGATTTACCACTTTGTTCTAAACCGGTGATTTCGGTAATTCTTCCTACGGGTAATCCCCCATAAGGTCTGTTCGAAATTGCTACGTCTAACATCGCTGTTCCAGTGGAAACCCAACCTGGTACATTGGTTGGGGCTCCATCGGAATCATCATCCAAGAAGAAAGCTACCTTTTGGTCTTTCCACTTTTTGTTAAGACTATCGGCAATTTGATTTGCTAAGTCTACTTTTGCCATAAAAATTATGAATTAAATAAATCATCAAATGCTGCTGCCACATCTACTTTAGGTGCTGGTGCTGCTGTCTCATCATCCCAAGGTAAATCATTTGGTAATGAACCAATACCTACACCTGGAATTTCAGTCAATTGTTCTTCAACTTTCTTTGGTTGAGGAGCTAATGTTTGTTGAGTTACGGAAGGAGTTGGATTTTCTTCTTCAACTGCCGCCGTTGGATTCAACCAATTCTCTAACACAGTCTTTAATTCTGCATAAGATAATTCTGAATAGATGTCTGTAATATCAGTTTGCTCATCTAACAATTTAGCCGCAGTTGCCGGAGTATCATGTAATAACGATACATTTGGTTTTACTCTAATTCGAGTTTCAGGATATGTTTTACCTGCTTCCTCTACTATTTCAATAACAATATCTCTACCATTTGTTTCATCGGTAATATCGCCGTAATCAGGATCAGCTACGATAGCTAAAATCTCTTGATAAACAGTTTTACCAAATCCCCAAAATTTAACACCTTCGTTTTCTTGACCTCTGATTACCACAGGTGCGAAAGTTCTTAATTTAGGCTCCATTTTCTTACCCGCTTTCCAATTCTCAGTATCACCTAATTTCTTAAGTTTTTCTGCGAACTCTAAAATTGGGTCAGGTCTTCCAAAGGAAGCTGGACTCAAATAAGTTTTGTTGTTAATGTTGTAGTGAAATAATAATTCAATGAAAGGATTTTCCTTATTGAATTTGTAAGGTACGATACGAACTTGGTACTTTCCAGGTTTGGTTTTCCACAATGAGTCCGTTTTCTTCGAAGTGTTTTGCAACGAATTAAGACGTTGCTTGATTGCATTAATGTTCATGCTGTTTTGTTTTTAAGTTTTAAAAATTTGTTTTTAAGTTTTAAGATTATCGCGATTTAATCTCACGTATAAATATCGATTTTCTTAATTCCTATACAATAAAGATACGATAATTTATTGAAACTACCAAATTATTTAGAGAGTAATTTTATCCTTCTTTCTAGGTAAAAAACTGCTTTCTTTAAATCCTCTAGTTCCTTTGCTGGGTCCTTCTTTCCGGCCCTTGCTATGTATTTTGCTACATTGAATAGGTATGCATCTTTGTCTAATCCCCATGCTTCACATACTTTAATTACTTCATATGGGTTATCGATACCACCATAATATGCTGGTCCGTTTACTGCTTCTTTTATATCCGACATATAACTTATTTTTTTAATCCGTACTTAATCCATTTATACCAAACTCTTTCATGTAGATAATACTGAATAGGTTTATAAATCAATTCTGCTACTCCAAATGCGGCACCTACTTTAATTGAACCACTTATCAACCACATCAATAAGAATCCAATTAAGGTACTTACAATTCGATATGAGATAGTTTTTGCAATGTGTCTCTTTCTTTCTACTACCATTACTTATCTGCTTCTATGTTGTATACAATTTCATCACCATTTGTATCTATATATTTATTTCTAATTGCAGTACCACTTATTTCTTCAATATCTTTTGGTGGTTCATGATAGATAACATTATATCCAACTGCTCTACCATAGTTTACACTTTCAATATCTGGTATGATTGATAATAAAATTTTATCAAAATTGTTTGTAAAGAATGGTTCGTTTGATAATTCTTTTAAAACCTGTTGTGCGGTTTTAGGATTGTTCACATCTTGTGGAACATCTCTAATTGCCACCCAAACATTTTTACCTTTTTCTAACTGCTGATTAATTAACCATTCATGTCCTTTGTGCCACGTTTGCCATCTTCCGATGAATAATGCGTATTTTTTCATATATCCTAATATACAATTTATTTATTAAATTCCCAAATCTTTACGAAGTTTTTTGAAAGTATCTATTTCTTTTTCATTTGTAGTATCTAAATCAATATAAAATTCAGTAGGTGCTTCGTAGTTAGAAACATGGAAACTTTCTCTACCTCTTTCGTTTGAAGTATGAACATAAATTTCTATTAGGTTATCACCCATTTCTTGTTTGAATTTATCTCTTTGGTCTTTATATGGTGAAACTAATGATACCACTACGTTATAGCCTTTGTGTTGTAAGAACTTAGCCAATGTTTGTGCATTAGTTATATTCTTTCTGCGACCTTCTTCTGAATAATCTTTGTTTTGAAATACATCTCTAATATCATCACCATCAATAGTGATAACTTTATGTATTAAATGAGCTTCCAGCCAATTAGCCATAGTAGTTTTTCCACTACCAGGTTGTCCTGTAAACCAATATATCATAACTATTTATTTTGTCAAATCTATAACATCAAATACTCTAGTGTATATTTTTTTAACACCTTCGGTATTTGTAACCAATATACAATTTCTATATTTTTCCCAATCCACTTCAAACTTATTATCTAATTGTCCACCGGTTGCTTCCATAATAACATTGTTCAATGCATTAATTGTGTATAATGTATTACTTTGTTTTTTTCTATGAACCAAAATAGTTTTTATTTCTAAATTTGGTTGTGTATTTTCTACCACTACATTGTAAGTTATAAACAATTCATTTGGAATGTTTTTGTTTTGAAGAACATAGATGTAGTTATAGGCTAATGTATAATTGCTTTTAATTAATTCTAAGTGATTTTCTACATCTGTTTTTGTACTAAAAGTACAAAGTAATTGTGTCTTCATTTATTTTATTTTCCTAATCTAATGAAATAATATGTGATGAATTTGGATTATTCATTGCTAATGACATACATCCTTTTGGTCCATTTTGTACATTTGCAGTTGCTGCAATTCCTGGATCATAACTCCAACTCATTCCACATTTATTTAACAATTGATTCTTTTTGAAATTACCTTTACCATCAAATAATTCTCTACTATTTTTAAATAAAGTATATTTTAAATCTTTATTATAAATTTGCTCTACTGCTGCCCCCATTCTTGCCCATAAACTAACCATTCTTTTATATTTATCTTTTCCTTTTTTATCTAAACAATTCCCCGCTCCTTTTTTATCAACCTTACCTGCAATTAAATCACCTTGATGTTGACCTTCTTTTCTAATTTTAAATGCTTCTTCTTTAGAAATGATACCACTTTTAACTGCATCATCTATATATGATTCAATCATTTTTTCTTGTTTATCAATTTCCTTATCGTCTGGTAATTGATTTATAATATCTTCGTATTCTCCTAATTTTTTACTTTGTTCTTCTTTTGATAATTTAGTCCATCGTTTACTTGCTTCTTTTTTAGCATATTCGGTTGCTTCTTCTTCTGTTTTACCTACCTTAATTGCTGCTTTATAATCTTTATCAAATCCTTCTAATCTTGGATTTTGTTTTGCAAACCTATCTTTATTTCTAAATGCAAATGTGTAAGTATTCATCATTTCCAATGTTCTATCTTTTGTTTTAAATTTACCATCTTTACCACCAAAAAATTCAGATTGTAAAACCCTCTCAATACCACTACTTGCACCACCTTCTAAAAATTTTTCAGATACGCCGCCTGTAAATACTAAACTTTCAATAATGTTAGATACTTTACCTGTTATTTGTTCTGCTAAATCTTTTCCTTGTGTATTTTGTTTTAAAATATCTCTAGGTGCAAATACTATAATGTCTGAAATTTGAAATGTACTATCTGCTGGTAAATATGCTTCATATCCTTGTCCTAAATACGCCGAATATCGTAGTACCTCAACAAAATCAGGAACACCTTGTCTAAATGATGGACTCTTTACCATAAGTTCCATTAAATGCTCTATCTTACCAACATACTCATCTCTTAATTTTTTTTGTTGCTCCGGTGGTAATTTATCAAAATTTGGAGTTTCGTATGGAGATTTTGTATCATTATAAAATTTTAATATTTGAGCTTCTTCTGGTCTTAGTTGACCTTTATTTGCTTTTCTAAAAAAAGATTCAAATTTCTTAATACTTTTTTCTTTTACATTTTTTAAAATAGTATTTCTACCTTCGTTTGTTGTAGGCTCAGCTCCCCAATCAATCATTTTTATATTATTACCACCTTTTGAAAAATAATCAACTACACCATTGTTTTGTTCCGCTGCTATTATTAATTTATCTGCTTGTTTATTTGCTTCTTCCGCAGACATCTTCTGGTTTTTGATAAATGATTTAACCAATTCATCTCTTTTTGGTAGATTTACTTTTTCTATCTTTTGTCCATTTCCGAATTGAAATGAATTACCATCGTGTTTAATTGGAGTATCAACACTATTTGGATTAATACTCATTGCAGTAACACCTTTCTTTGGAACTGGTGGAGTTGCTGGTCCTGAACTAGAGTTCCCATCATTACTATTTCCAAAATTATTCTTTCCGTATTGAACTAATTTATCTAAGTTTTTATTACCAACTTTAACTTTAATATGTTTAGTTGCTTTTCCTGGAGGATATACAATATAAACCGCCGCATCTGTTGGATTATCTTTAACTCTCAAATAATTTGCTGAAATTTGTTTTTCTTTTGCATTTAAGTTTTGACCATTTAATGTCTTTGTTAATGCTGTTATAATTCCTACGCCATCTTTTGTAGGTATTCCTCCGGCTTTGATTATCTTAGCCAATTCTTTATTTGCTGCACTAATAGTAGCTTTTGCTAATTTAGGGTCATCAATAATTGGACCTGATTTAGTTGATTTTTGTTGTGGTGCTACTTTAGAATTTGGTTTTTCTTGTGGTTTTTGCTTAGCATAGTATTGTGGTTCTTCCGGATTAGGGTCATCAATCATATCCACATTTTTTTCACTATAACCAGCCCCTTTTAACATTGCAGCTGCTGCGTGATATGCCGACCTTGCTCCACTACCTTTTTGGTCTTTATAATTTAATGCTGATGCTACGGTTACATCTCTACCTGTATCTGCATTTTTTACTTTCTTTTTTAAAATTGCTGCTAACTTAGGGTCAGTACCATCTTTCTTGGGTGCTTCTAATGTAAATTTCTTTGGTGATAAACTTATAGCTTCCATTAATTCAATATCTGTAAATGTTTCTGCACCGAATTGTTCTAATACTGAACGTAAGTGTTCTAATTGTTCTTTGTTATCAAAGTTTGGAATTGGATATGTAACACAAAATTCTGTTAAAACATCATCAATAATTTCACTAAGATTTTCTAAATTAAAGTTCATCATAATTTTTACCGGTGGTTGTTTTTATTTGATATCTACCATGTCCACCTTTTAATATAGGTATTATATCACTATATAAATATTGTTTTTCTGTCGGATAAACATCAAATACAAATGCATCGTAAGTATATAATATCAATTTTGTTTGTTTTCCTTCTAATTTCTCTTTTATTTTCAATATTTTTGTTATATTTCTTTCGGTTTCGTATGCCTGAATATAATAATTAAGCACTTTTGCAGGAGTTATAGGTTCTAATCTTTCAATACCAAACTGAATATGGTATGAATGTGTAAATATTGCTTTATTTTTTACAATTGTTTCAGATAATAAATCAGTAAGGTGTTGTATCTCTTTAAAATATTGAATATCTAATAACTCACTTCTAATCCCACCATATAAATTTTGGAATATTAAAAGTTTTACTTCGTTTCTATCATCAATACCGATTTGATTACCAATCCATGTGTAAAAATCTAACCCACTACCATAGAAATCTTTAATCCATTGCATTTCTTTTACATCTGCTTTTGAATTAAGTTTCATTTGATAAATAATATCCATCAATAATCTAGGATGATACGCTTCATAATCACAACTAATCAATTCACCACCTTCAAATCTACTTATAAATGCTTTTCTTTCACCGGTATCCTTTTTAAGTGCAGCATAGTTTACACCACCATATCGGTTCGATGGTCGGAGTGTAGATGTCATTAGGTTATATTGAGTATAAACCATATTATCCTTCGTTAAATGAACTGGATTGTACGTTAAAACGTAATCCCCATCTACCTTTAATCCACTACTTTCAATATAACTAAATGCCTTTGTTGCATCATCTATATATTTAATTGAATTTTTGTTTACGTTAAGTGAAAACTTAGAAACATATTGTTGTATAAGTTCTATTTGTTTAACCATTGGAATACTATCATTCAAAAATGGTTCACCTTTAAACTTTGATTTGTAAAATTGATTTAATTGATTGTCGCTCAATTCAATATCATGATAACCATACTCAATAAATTTAGCTAAATCTACATCAAATCCTTTAGTAAAATTTAATATTTGTGAAATTGATTTGTAATTAAAAATTAACTGAGGATGTTGTGTATCTAATAATTGCCCCAATGCTTCTATTTTAATTCCTAATCCATCACCATTGTTTACATTTATAACCCACTCATTGGTTTTTGATTTAATATAGATAAATGATATACGATTGTTCATCACATGCTTTTCTTCATCTGATAATCTAACGTATATTAAATTAGTGTGTTTTCTATATTCTATTAAGAAACTTTCAAAATCAAATTTATCTTCTACAAATACCATATATCCAAAGATAATACATTTTGGTTATAATACAAAATAAAAAGGAGAGTAATTAAACTCTCCTTTCGTTTGTGATTAGAAACCACCGTAATTTTTTTCATCAGATTCTGTCCAATGTTTCGCTTTTAAAGCGTGTAAATCAATTGGTTCTCGTTTCATATGCCCACCTTTGTTAAAGTTTGCACCCTTTTTTAAGTAACCCCCCAAAAAGTTCCTACGGAATCGATTTGAGGTATTTGCCTCCGAACCATGAATGTTGTGTGAATGTAACAAAACTACTTGACCCTTTCTGCAATGTCCTTCGATTTTTCTAAAGTCATGTCCTTCGGGCATAACACACGGTTTACCTCTTTCATTTCTCCAAAAAGTAGGATTGGTTTTTGTTCTTTCCTCGTCTACTTCAATTGGTAAAATTGGTAATCTATGCGAACCTTCGTAAACCCACACTGCTCCGTTTTCAGGATCGTGATTATCTAATGCCAAAGAAGTGTTGATGATTTCGTTGTGTTTACAACCTGTGTAAAATGCATTTTGATGCTGGTCTCTACCTAATTGTCCAGGTGGTTTAAAGTAACACCACGTTTGCATTCCTTCTGCTTCCCCTTCCATTAAATATTCTACTGCTTCCAAAACTTTTGGATGACAAAATAGTTTTTCTAATTTAGCTGAAATTTTATGTGGATATGAAAACGGGTCCCAATCTCCCCACTCTTTACCATCTTCGGTAGTAGTGCCGATTCTTTGTTGACGAAGTGTTTCTAACTCTGCGTTAATTTCATCACACTCTTCTTCTGTTAATAAATCTAATATTGTGAATCCTTTGTATCTCCAATCAAATGTAATTTGTTGAACTTCTTCTTCACTAAGATGTTTTAATTTTGCCATATAACTTGTTTTATTTATTATAAATATAATCTATTATTTTTTACTAACCAAATAATAATATGACTTTTATCAGATTTTTGAAAATAGGGTAAGATTTTTTAAATAGGTATCTAAATTAGAAATATCTAATTTTCCTAAATTAATTGATTTTCTATTTGCAGTTTCTATTTCGTATTGTTCACCACTTATTTTCCATCTAATACGTGTTATTATGAATAATGGGTCATTTTTATATTTTGTGTGTGTATCTATATTAATTTCAAATATAGTTCCATTCACTTCGTTTCGTTTTCTAATAAAGTATCTATAAATAAATCCAATCTGATAATCCCTTTCTATTAACTTTGGTTCGTAGGGTGATAATACAGGTTGTTTATACACCTTTTTTTTATTTATAGTATTATATCTATCTATTATAGTTTGATTAATTTGCATTATTCCCCTCCTCTTTTTACTCTAAATCTTAATTCAACATCTATTTCCCATTTTGAATCATCTATTTTTTGAGTGATATCAGTTATTTGCCAATATCCTTTATCAGGTGTCAACCAAGGTATTTCATTTATTTTTACACTTTTACCAATTACAAATCCACCCACACCCAATGTTGTAAATGTTAATTTAGTTGGTAACAATACATCCGATGCTTTCCCTCCACTCTCTGGGAAATATAAATTCTTTACTATACCTGCATCTTTTACTACTACAAAATAACTACTTTCACTACCACTATAATAAGGTGCTGTATTTAATTTAACTCTAAGTTCTCCGGGTGCATTTAACATTCCCGAAAGTGCTGCCATTGCTTGTTGTGCCACATATGCCGCACCATCTGCAACCGCACCAACCGCTCCTTTTACACCATCTACCGCCGCGTTCCACTTTAAAGCTACTTTGTCACTAAACGTTAATTCTGCCGGGGCTGCTGGTGTACCACTATTTTCAGTTGCTGCACCATGTGCTGGTTTATAGTTCGCCGCCGGAGTTTTTAATGCACCAGTTACTGCATCAGGTGCTGATGTTTTAAATAGAAAATCTCCTACTGGATGAGTTGATGATTGTACTTTTGATGTTTTACCCTCATCACCTAGCATTGCTTGCCCCGCTACTTCCTTTGGCATATCTGCATTTAAATCTATATTTGTAATTGTAGAGGATTCAGAAAATAAATTCAATGAAGGAATTGCATCATTTTCATTTGATAAATTATAATCAACAATTGTATATTGCATAAATCCATGAGGTCCTTCTATATCTCTTAAGCCAAGATTCCATAATCCAGCACCTGCTACATTCAATTCTGCAATAATTTTTTCTAAAAACTCTTTATTGTTGTCAATCCCTCTTGCTGCTTCTTTTAAAAAATCTGCTGATAAAAATAAATTTCGTATATGACCATGTTCATTTCCTTTTAATGTCACCCCACTATATAATGTAGTATCAGTTGGTGTTGGAAATTGAAATGGTTCTGCTAAATTAAATGGACCAAATGTTATTGGATTTGCGGTATCTAATCTTACTGTTTTTATAGTTGATTCACCAAATGTTATAGTTTTAGTATCATCTGTTTTGGGTATTTGTGCAGCTGGTATAATTACATTTTCTGAACAACTAATCATCATAGGTCTAGCACATGCAACTGCATCATCAATTTGAACATCTACTGGCATTCCACCATTCATTGTACTATCTTTTCCTTTATTACATACAGTTTTTATAACAAATCCAAGTTGCATATATGCCGAGTCAGTATTTCCATATGTCCAATCTAAAATTTCAGTTTCAATGTTTATTGTATATCCTTTTAATGCAGTAAAAATAGCAGCATCACTTGTATCTGGATCTATTTTGGCTGCTTGTGTTGCCATAATAGTTGCTTTTGCTTTTTTATCATCTGAACTATCTGCTACTGATTCATTTTTTTTACTTAATGCCAAAAACGCCGGAACATCTGATGGTGATGATAATTCTACTTGAACATCTACTGTAAGATTTGCATTTACTTTAATATCAAAATTAGTTAGTATTCCAGCAAAAATATCAAAATCTTGTCCTGTTACAAATTTATTATGTTGTAGTATGTTTATTGCGTTAAGTGCCGTATCCATTCCCGATGCTACATTTACTTGCTTTCCACTTCTACCTTTTGCCCATCCCCACACTAATAATTGTGTTTTTCCAATAAACATAAATCCTCTATTTGCCTTAACCTCATCCATATCGGAAAATTGGATTGTAGCGGTTGCCATTTTAATAGCACCCATATTACCGGTTGTCTTTACCTCAATTGATTTTAGCATTGGAGGTATTTTTTTAACAAGACCATTTACATTTTTTGAAATATTAAATTTTGTATATGACGCATTACCAATAATACCATCAACATTATTTTCTCCCATAAAACATTGTAAAAATGCAAATGCTTTAGTACCCGAAAATAAAGTTTTATCAGTATTAGTAATTGCTTTAACAATACTATCCTCTAGTCCTGATACAAATGGAAACCTACTCATTATTTAATTGAATTTTTAAGTTCTGCTGCTTCTTGTGTACTTGGTATTCTAAGTTTAATACCACCTTGCATCGTTAAATCAATATCAGTTAGGTTATTTTTTAATGCAATAACCCACCACATTGTACTATCACTATAATATTCATTTGCTAATAAATCTAATCTATCACCCATTGTAGTTAATATAACAATATCAGTATCGGTTGGTTCTACATATGATAATAATGTAGAATCATATACTTTACCTTTGCCTGTTTTTAATATTGTTTTTATATTTTCGTATCTATTATCCATTACTATGCTTTTAATGTATTATAAAATGAATAATTAGCTTCACCATTTGTAACTACTTTAAATGATATACTAATTGAACATATCATTGGTGCTTGTGACCCTTTTGTAATTTCCCATGGGGTTGCATCATCTACACTCATTGTTATATCACTTAAAAATCCTTGCGCTGATATTAAATCACCAATTTCTAAACCAATAATTCTACCAAATACACCCTTTACACTATTAGTTGTTTTTCCTTTTGTATATAAAGATAACGATTCCACTTTTTTCCATATTTGGTCTAATTGTGTTTTGTTTTCTGCATATAATTTTAAATCAAATGATATATCTCTTTCCCAAACGTTAAATAAATAAAAATTAACACCTGAACCAATTGGTTTTACACTATCCCAACTTGCTGCACTTTTGTCTGATAAGTTTGTTATAGTTGATAAAAAATTAATTCCACCTATATTCACCTTAACTATGCCATCTTCTACATTATCTTTTAATACATCTCGTTTGCTATGTAAATATGGATTTATATTTAAAGAAGTGTTAGTTTGTGTTTGAAGTGCTGTATTTAAAAAATTAGTATCGTTATCTGTTATTGTTTTAACGTTATCACTAAACTTAGCATCTTTGGTATTCCACCTAGCAACCGTATCCATTTGTCCTATTGTTCTAAATGGATACTTATATTCTTCTGGTTTTTTAGTATCAATATCTACTGCTATAAATGCATTTCCAAATAGTTGTCCTACCTGGGTTTCTACATTTTGAGCACCCATTCCTTTTATTAATTTAGATTCACCTAAATCAGCTATACCACCATCTATGAATCTACTTTGTTCATCGGTAGTTAATGTATTTATTTTTAATTCACTTTTTGTATATATGTAATCTTCACCACCTTTAATGTTTCCAATAAATTTGTTACTACCATTATCCGTTTTTACATCAAACGTATAATCATTTTTACCTTTAACTATTTTTATTAAATTAGTTGTATTTGCACCAAAGTTTTGAGATAAGGTAGCCGTTATATCTAATGTAGTATCTGTTCCAAGATATAAACTATTTCCTGTTGTATTTACTTTAGAATAATTGTATGCATTTCCGTTTTTTCCATCACTTGCTTCCCATAGATTAAATGATGGTACAAACCCATCTAAATTACCTTCTAATCTTTTATAGTTTGATTTATAAAAATCATTTAATCTATTTGATGTTCCTTTAATTAACCCATCTTGTGTAGGATTGTTAGATAATCTAGTAACTTTTATTTTACTTTGTTCTTTTCCTAATTCATATCCCGCTCCAAATGTTCCACCCAATACACCTGGTCTATTTGTAAATTGACTTTGATTTACTGCAATCCTGTCGGTTACACCCGATTGAAATGCGAAAGTTGATGGAAAATTATCAGGTTGTAATTCCCCTAATGGTGCTTTAACCGCTGGTAATTTTTTCTTTTTTAGTGAAAATTTCTTTTTATTAATTAATGCATCTAAACCAGCTGCTGCTACTTTAGTTGCACCACCAATTGCTGCACTAACTGCTACATTTTTTAAATTTTGTCCTAAGTTTTTTAAACTAGTATTATCTTTTAAAAAATTTCCTAATGCTCCTTTATCGTTTCTTATTCTACCATATAATAAATCAGTATATAAACTAGTTACCATATGCTCAGGTTCAAATTCACTTGTACCTGTATATAAATCTCCTGGTAATTTTGGATTTGTTAATTGAGAAATAGCACCGCCTACTACACCACCCACAATAGGAATTTTTGATGCTAAGTTTGATGCTACTTTTACTGCTGCTTTTTTTATTTTTTTAGTATCTACTTGTCCTTGACTCATTATACGAACAATATCTGCTCCATATAATTTAGGAGTTGCTTTTAACCAAGCTTTAGATTGTTTTATATTAGTATCAAACGCACTACTCGGGTCAGGATTAAGCATATTATCCGTTTGTTTATTTGGATTTAAGCTAGGTTCAAACGGAAATGTTTGTAATAATTCTAATAATGATTTTCCCATTAGTATTTAGTTCCTCCTGAATCACCTCTACGTGCTGCTCCATCATTTGAAGCGGCTGTTATTTTTTTACTATCCATATTAATTGCTGGTGCTCCGCCTACTTTACTATCTATTGATTTCAAAATTGCTATCATTTCATCGTTACTACCTCCACCTTCGCCACCACCTCCGATTAATCCACCAGCCACTGCACCTAATGCACCTAATGCTAATAATACGGGTAATGCTATCATACCCATTGTTCCTAACATCATTAACGATAATGATAATGCCATAATTGCTGCTGCTAATCCAAATATAGGTAATATCATACTAATTAATGGTCCTAAATTTTCTGCTAATTGTGGTAATACTGCAACCATAGAACTTATTCCATCCATTGCTAATTTAATACCCATACCCACCATCATTACACCTGCACCAAAAAATGCAAATGCTAATCCTAATCCCATTAATATTGCAACTCCTATTCCTGCCAATGGTGCCGCTCCACCCAATGCAGTTAATCCAGCCGTTAATGCTCCAAATCCTAATGTAATTAATGGTGCCATGGCTCCCATTAATGCTAAAACTGCCAATCCAGGTAACATAGCTATAAGTGCTATTGATGTTACTAATAAAGAAAACGCTCCTAATAATACATTACCTGTACCCATTGCACCTAATCCTAATGCTATATTTTCAAATCCCATTAATACATTTCCAAAATTCATTTTACCCATAAAAAATAATGTAGGTAATCCAGGTAGTAATCCTAATAATCCGATACCTACTGGAATTAATGCTAATGCACCTAATACTACTTTTCCACTTGCAAATGATTTTAAACCAGCTGCAATATTTTCTGCTTTTGTTTTAAACGCAGAACCATCGTCTCCTTTTGCTGCTTCGTTTGCCCCCTCTGTTACTTTTTCTGGATTTACTTTATCTTTAATACTATCTACAACCGCATCTTTCTTTTCCGCTACCATTTCTTCGGCCTTACCACTAAAATCAACTTTATCCATTAATTTATCTTTAAGCCCACCTGCCTTTTCTGCTATATAATCTTTTGCTTTTCCTGCTACACCACCTATTGCTGAACCTACTTTTGAATTTGCAATTGCTCCGCCAAATTGTTTTAGTTTACCTATTATTTTACTAGGTGCTATCATTGCAAATAGATTTTTTAACATTTGCTTTGTTCCTCTTGCCATTCCACCAATTGATGTTCCCATTGCAGACAATCCTTTATTCAATTCTCCTGCCCCAATTATCAATCCACCCATTCCTTTGAATATTTTACCAGTTAGGCTATTGCCCATATTCTGTAATATCTCAGATGTTTGACTATATATTTGATTACCCACACCATGCATACCATTTAAGGTTTCTTCATGTGCTACCATTTGTTGCATTTCTGCATTTGAAACACCAATTGCTTTAGCAGTTGCTGCTCTTTGATATGGGTCCATTGCATTGTAAGCAGCAATACCTCCCGCTGCTTCTAACCCTTCTTTCAATGCACCTGCTATATCTCCATTATATGCTAATTCTCTTGCTTTACTAAGGTTCATATCTCTACCTAATAAAACCGATGCTTCCATTTCATCTTGTACTGATGATTGGTAATCTAATAAATGGTCTGCTACTTTTGCTGCCGTTCCTAATCCTACTCCTAATTTTGCGGCTGCTACTGCTGCATCACCAATGTTTTTTCCACCATCTTTACTATATAATGCAAAGAATTCTGCATTATCTGCCACATCTTGCATTACTTGAGTTGGTGCTACCCCATTTGCCATTGCCAATTGCTTAACATATTCGCCTGTATTTTTACCGGTCTCATAACTTTTTCCACTTAATTCACCAAACGCCGTAGACATGAATGCTGCTTGTTTTCCACTTAAACCATAATTAGCTGCTAATAAACCTGCATCTACTGCCATTGCAGTTGTTAGATGATGTGAATCACCCAAATCTTTAGCTAAATCCAACGCAGCCTCACCCGCTTCTTCACCTAATATTGCACCAACCAATCCTACTTGTGTTTTAAGCCCTATCATTTGTGTCATTCCAACACCAATCTTTTTACCCATCTCCCCAAAATGTTCTGCTACTTCTGATGCACCAAATGCTATTAAAGATAGTGCACCTTGCCACCCACTAAATAACATAGTAACGCCACTTCTTATTTTTAATAATGTTTTTTGTATACTTTCTAACTCTTCATGTAGTTCTTCTTGTACGTGCTTTTGCAATTTAGATTGAGACGATATTTTGTCTGCTATATTTAATTCGTCTTGTTTACCTTGTATTGTTTCTTGTAGTATATCTAATGATTCTTGTGAATATGTACCTGCTTTTTGCATTTGAGCAAGTTGTTGTTGGTGAGCTGCTATTTCATCATTAATTCTAGATTTTAATATTGCTCTTTTTTCTACATCATCAGAGGTTAATCCCGCTAATTCGGCTGCTTTAGTGCTAATAGATGCCATTCCATCTGAGAATTTGGAAATTTGATTTAATGCTCCTTGTCTTTGTTTAACAGTAAGTGTTTCGTTTGCTGCAATAGATGATGATACATCTTTTAATCTAACACTTTTTAATGCAATTGCTTGTAATTCTTCTTTGCTATGTTTATATATTTCACTTAAACTACCCCACGAATCAACTTGAGATTCTGCATTTCGTTTGATATTATCTTGTGTAGTATCTAATTGTTTTGCTACTGCATATAATTCATTTGCTTTTTGAACTGTTTTACTATATGCTGCCTGTATTCTACCTAATCGTTTTTCATCCTCTGCCGATATTTTACCTTTTTTAGATAATAATTTATTTTCTTCTTCATGTAACTTATTTCTTTGTTCTTGATTTTTGACATATTCAGCCTGCAATTTGGCATCCCTACTTGCTAAAGTAAAATCAGTTTTAGATTCTTTTGTTTTACCGAATGTATCTTTTTTTAGTCCCATTAAAATAAATTGTATTAATATCTACCCGATTCTAAATCTTTTCTGATTTGTTTACTATCTTCAACGTATTTTGCCAAACGTGCTTTTAAACCTTTATCTATATCTGATTTGCGAATTTGTCTCATCGCTTCATCTTCTTGGTTTTTGTAAATTCTATTAAAAATGTTATTAACCCAATTGTCAATAATGTTTTCACTTATTTTTATCTCTGCCATAATCTATATAGTTTAATTATAAATATCATATAAAACAAAAAGTTAGGAGTTTTTTATCTTCTCCTAACTTTACTATTTGCTTTTTGTATTTGTTCGTTTTCTTTCTTTTTTATATCAATTAACATATTTGCATACATTCGTCTGATATGTAGTGGTAAATTGTATACATCACTAAATGTAAATCCTCCACCATGAAATACCAAGAAAAATAATTCTTCGTATAATCCTTTTTTATAATCCGGTGGCAGGGTAAAAAAAGTTGATTCCAAAAGGAATATCAAGTGCCTCCGTTTCACCCGTCAAATCCGATATGAACTCAAATTTCATATTTAAATCCGGAGATATACTTTTTACATATGCTCTAAATGCTTGAATATCTTTTGCTAAGAATTGATTAACTACCCAATTGTTTACATATCCTCTATCTGAATTGTCGTTAACAGATAGTATCATATATTTTAATCTAGTTGTAACTTCCGATGAATTGGTTTTTCCCTTTGTTAATCTTGCTAATGCATTGATTTCATTGGTAATATCTTTTTCATCTTTGTGAGTTAATAACTTAAATATGATTTTAGTTTGAGATGGTAATACAAATGCGTATCTATTCTCAGTATTTAATACAGAATAGTCAATATCTTTAGTTTGAATCTTTGTTAAATCAATTGATACTTTTTGTTTTTCACCACTAAAAGGGTCTGTAATTTCTACATCATATTCAGGACCATATCCTAATACTCTTGCTGCTAAATAAACTGCATTTTTATCACCCGTAACCAAATCATCTGCATTAACACCGACTTGAACTACAACTGATTCTAATAATTTATCTAATACCACACCTTTATTAATTAAGTTACTATCTGCTAAAATATCTTCTTCTCTTGCAGTAAGGTATTTAATTTCTAATGTACCTTTACTCAATGGATTACTTTCCGCATATACCTTACCTTCTGATGGTAATGATATAACTTGTGTTGGGAAATTAAATGTTGATGTTGTTGTTTGAGGTTGTGTTTGAACGGGTGTTCCACCTCTTTGGATGTTTATGTTTTCTTCCATAATAACTTTTTGTTTTGTTTTATATAACTATTTGTTTTTTTAATTTTTAATCTTCACCACCTAAATCAAAATGGTCTTCCCACTCTTTTACCGATTTTGCTTTTCTTTTTTTAAAATTATTTTTTTTATGAGTTGTAATATTAGTTGGTTGATAGGTTGTATAACTCCAATTAGAACCACTGGGATATCCGTATGTAGTTGATGTACTTCCAAATCCAAATTGTGGATTAGCTATTGTAATAGAACCACTACCAGGTGTTGTTGTAATCGTTGTACCATTGGTATCTCCACAATTTATTTTATATGGGTTGTATGGGTCATATGGTTGGATAAATGGTAATGTTTGTATTGGTGCAGTGTTTGGAACTCCAAATGGAAATCCTATTGGTGTTTCATCTTTAACCTCTGCTAATTTATCTTTTAATAAATCCCATTGTTTTGGAGTAATGTTGTATTCATGTACCCCATCTGTAAATCCTTTTAACCAAAGTGTAAATTCTTTTGATGTCATAACTATATATTTGTATATATAAATATAACGAAAATAAAAAAGGGAAACAAATAATGTCTCCCTTTTCTTTTATATTTTTCTTTAGATTAGAATTCTAAGATTGCGTAATCGTAAGTTAAAGTTAATGATATCATAACTGGATCGTTTGAACTCCAATCTACATCACCAAACTCTGCCGAAGAAATAAAAGCACCAACAATTTTCCATTGTTCTACTTTATCACCCACAGGTCCTAACATATAGAAATCAATATTCTTTTTATAGAAATCTGCATATCCATCTCTACCAGTGATAGATTCGTGTCCACTTCTAATCCATTCCATTACTGATTGTGCGCCACTCGGTACAATTGGGTCATATAGAGTGATAGTGATATCAGTCCAATTTGATTTACCCTTAATCTTTCTTTTTAAATTGATATGGTCTAATTCTACAACTTCACTTTCTAACTTAGGTCTGTTTGCTGTTTTAATCATGAATGATGGAATACCATCGATTTCCATGATGAAACGATTTGCTAACTTTGGTTCAAAGTTTGTATAAAATATCTTATCAAATGATAATACGTCAGCCATTGTTTATTTCTCCTTTACTTATTATAAGTATATCTTTTTTTAATTATGCGTTAAAAGTTGCCCCAGTTGGTAAAACATTGAAATCAATTTGAATGAATTCTGCAGTTTTAGTTGGTTGTAAGAATATTGCACCTTTTAAGATGTTTCTATCGATTACGTCTGGAGTGTTGTTTGTTTCATCCATTACAACTTTGAATGCGTATAAACCTTGTCTTTGTTGAATGTTCTCTAAATAAGGGTTAACTGTATTTAAGAATTTAGTTCTTGTATCTGTTGTGTTTTGTTCAAATATTAAATATCTACTAGTTGAAGCAATATACTTCTTAACTGTGATAAGTAATCTTCTAACATTAATTCTATCTAATGCTGATGGTCTAGCTTGTAAGGTTTTTTGTCCAAATGCTACGATACCTTGTCCAGGGAACTGAGCGATTGGATTTACTTTTCCTTCATATAAAGTATCTCTATCAGAATGAGTTAATCTATCTAATACTGCTACTGCACCGGTGATACCACCTCTATTCAAACCTGCTGGTGCGAACCACTCAGCTGATGTAGCATCGTTAGCTGCATAAACTCTAGGTAATAAAACCGAAGGTGGAACTGTTATTAATTTGTTTGTGTTTGTATCAATTGTTTTAACCCAAGGATAGTAAACCGCTGCATAGTTAGTATCTAAACTTTCTGCTACACCTACTACCGTTGCGATACCAGCACTTTGTCCTGCTGCATCCATAATATAGAATGTATCAGCTCTATTCTCACATATATCCATTGCGTATTGAGTTACATTACTATGGTCGTTATGATTAACACCAGGTAATACTAATAAGTTAATATCCCACTCATCTACATTTGATAATGCATCTAAACATTTTTTGTATGCTATTGAACCACTTGCTGCAGAAGTTGATAAGTTAAATCCTTGAACATTTGTTGAACTAATATCTGCACCTTTATAAATTGGTGTTGCTGCACTCATACCATCAAATCCACCTTGAAATGCTACCGTAAATGTTCTCCATGATTGAACTGCAGCTACTGATAATCCTAAATCTGTAATTTGAGTTGCTGTTAATAATGTTAATCCAACTTGTGAATCTAAACCGAATGCAACATTTGCACCAGTCAAAGCACTTTCAGGTAATGGTTTTAAATAAATACTATTATCAGTATTTCCTTCTAAATCAATACCACTTGCATATACCGAAGAACTCAATGAAGCTGTTGTATAAGTAACTGCTGGAATTCTATTAGAAATTGTACTTGTTGTTGCGATTGGTAACGTATAAGCATCATGTCCGAATGGAACTGCTACAATTGGAGCTGCACCATCAACTTCTACTCTTACATATTTAGATTTATTTCCCCAATCACCTAATTCTGTTACCTTTCCATCAGATGCGATTGTTGTATAACTATCACCGATTACTCTACCAATAAAATTAGTTGATGATGGATCTAAATTTACATTATTAAATTGCTCTAAAATTGTTTTTCTTTTATCTGTATCGTTAAAATCTCTTACAACTATGGTGAATGTTCCGAAATCAGAACCATTGATATCACCCGCTGCTTTAACATTACTAATTGTAATTTTAAATCTTGTATTTTCTACATTACCATCAGCTAAAGTATGAAACTTAACTAAATTAAATCTACTACCACCAATCAATTGAGATTGAATCCATGGTGTAGAAGCGTAAGTTGCATCATTTGTAAAGTCTTGATTTGCAATTACTGATGCAGTTACAGTTGTATTTGCATCAAATGTAATACCATGATTCTTAAATAAACCATATACATATGCTTTTTTAGAACCAAATGGTGATGTTCCGAATACATCTTCTATATCCATATTATCCACTGGATCAACTGATGCACTATATTGTCCGATAGTTGAACCTGAAATGAAGAAATCACCACTAGTATTTGTTGTTAATGTTGTTCCAGTAAATCCTGCATTAGAAGCACTACTTGCATTAAATACAATACCAATTGATGCAGATACTGCACCACTTGTTGCTGTTAATACAATAGGAGCTGTTTCAGTATATCCACCGATACCTGCTACTCTACAAATAGTTACTAAACCTGTCTCTCTTAAATAATTTTGAGCGGTTAATTCTGTATAATATGTACCATCAGCTGCACCGAAGATATCTTCTAACTCAGATGGTGATGTTACGATTGTTGGTTTAAACGCCGGTCCTTGTTTGAAAGGTCCTACGATTGCTCCACCAATAGCTCCAACTCCTTGTGCTATGAATGATAAATCGTTTTCTCTTGTAAATACACCCGGCGATACTAATTTTTCAGCCATTTTATTTGTTCTCCTTATAAATTATGTTATAATATTCTAATATAAATATACAATATTTGTTGTAAAAATATATTATTGTTGCTCTTTTGGTATAAATTCTCCAGTTGTGGTATCTAAATCTCCATCACCATATTCCTTTTGAAGTTCACCTAAGAAAGTTTGTTCTTCTAATGCTAATCTATCAAGCTCTGCAAACATACTTTGTTCATCTGCTTGAAGTTGTCTTTGTTGAATTTGTGTTTGTCCTATAATGAATGTTAACTCATTAAATTTACCTTTTAATTCACTTAATTTTTGTAACTGCTCTGGTTTTAGTTGTGCCATAGTTTTTTATTTTATTTGTTCTATATATAAATATATATTTTTTTACTCAAACGATATTATAATCCGTATCTTCCTTTTAAATTATTCCAAACATTTCCTATTTCAGTTGCAGTTAATGCTCTTTGATAGAAAAAGAATGAACCTAAATTACCAGTATTATTTTGCATTAAATAAATATCAGATGTTCCAGTAGTTGCTGCTGCGGTTGTTGATGCCGATGCTACTTCTGAGTTGTTATTGTATATCTTTGTTGTACCAGCACCTGTTGTAACTGCAATCATTCTCCAACCTGTTAAAGTTTGACCTGTTGCTGATGTGTTACCATTCGGTGTTGATGTAAATGCGATAGTTGTTGAACTTGCATTTAATGTATAATCAGTTCCTCTACTTAATATATTACCACCGCTTGCATTTACAAACGCTATAATAGTATATCCATTTCCAGATGTTGTATTAAAGTTTGCATTACCAGTACCACTACTATATGCTTGTTCTTTGATACCATATTTACCACTTGCAAATGTTAATGATTTTGGAGAAGTTCCGTTGAATGTTGGTGCTACTATTGCCGGATTAGAAGTTCCACCGGTTAAGTTAAAACCAGTTGAATATCCTGCTACATCATTAAAGTTTGTAGTTGAAACTGCTGTGTTATAAGATGCCGCAAATTGAGGTTCTAAATAACATACTAAATTTGTCCAAGGAATTGGTGCAGTTGCTGCTCCTTTATTATGTGAAACAAATCCATTAGCTAAATAAGTATGTGCTGAATCTACTGTGATTGTTGCAATTTCTAATGTTTTATTTACAAATTGTACTAATTCTACTAATACATCTTCTACCAATCCGGTTGCTGAATTATATTTAACTAATTTATCACCTTCTACCACATCTTCTGCTCTTGTAAATTGATAAGTTTCAGTTAATGCATCCCATACAAAGAAAGGATGTGCGTGTGTTGCTTTGATTGCACCATCATTAATAGAAACATATGAATCTGCAAATGAAAAATAAATATTACTTACTTCTGCATTTACAATTTCACCATTAGAACCCGTTGTGTTATACCACCAATACCATTCACCTTCATCATTTGCCGGAAACCATGCTGGCATATCTGTTGGTACGAATGTTTTAATCATATCACCCGCATATAAATCACCTGCTTTTACAGTCGAACCATCTGCTAATAAAATATCAGTATCGGTACTTACACATAAAACATCTGAATTGATTGAGTTATATGAATCTACTGAATAAATTGTTTTTGTACTTGCATTACCTGCTCCTCTATTTCCCGTTCCGTTTGTAGTATATCCATCATCATAATATGCAGTTAATGTTGTTGCATTACTACCACTTAATACTGAAGCTGCTAATGCTTTTGCACTAATAGAAGTTGTTGCACCATTTGTACCAATTGTAAAATATGTACTATCGTTTACAGTCACACTATAATTAGCTGCTTGTATCTTTACTCTATTATCAAATGCTAAACCTTGTCCGGTAAATGCAAATGTTAAATTTTCTGATGTACTTTCTACTATATAAGTAAATGGTTGTGTTACTGCTACATTACCATATATAAATGAACTCATTGATACAGGTGTTCCTGCCAATGCGTTTGCTGCATTTAATGAAGATGATACTAAACCACTTCTAGTTGTACCATTCCATGCTTTGTACAAATTTCCTAAACTTAAATTACTTGCTGCCATATTATTGTTTTCCTTTTAACTATTATAAATATCTAATAAACTATTAACCCATTTGTTTCTATCCGAATACTCCAACATATATTCTTTTATTTTGTTGAACCAATGTTTTTTATATTCGTAATCACTATTCTTAATCCATTGTATTGTTCCTTCAAATTCAGTTTTAGTATCTGCTCTAAAAGGATATACCCAATCTTTCATCCATTCTTTACTTAATATAGGTAGTTTTCCGTAATCAACCGCTTGAAATATTGAATATCCAAATGGTTCATAATTAAAACAACTATGTGAAATTCCCCAATCTAAACGATAAAACCAATCTAACTTACTATAATCAAACATATATCGTTTAGCTCTTTTGAAATTCACCCCATATCCCTTCTCCCACACATCATTTAGAACTTTTAGTGTTGTAAATAAATAACAATCTATATTTTCTAAATACCAAACTCTTTTTCTTGTTTCAGTTCTCGCTGCAAATCCTACTTTTGTACTATCACTACATTCTAAATTATGAGTAAAATCATAATAATTAGGAATATCAATGAACTCATACTCTGCATGCTTTGGAGTTTGAAATAATCCTATCCAAATTCGTTTCTTAGCTGATTTAATTATATTATTTTCCCATTCCGAGTCTGCTCCATAATGTTGCATACCAGGTGCTTCTGAAAATAATCCAGCTTTGAGAGACATATCAATTGAATTATGCATTACATAACTTTCAATCTTGTCCAAATTGTTTAGGATTGCTGAGTTAGGGTAATAGTGTCCGTGTAGTATGTGTATTCGCCGAGCACTATTTATAAGTTCATCGAACTTATCTTTATCATCCACTTGCCAATAAATTTCGAGGGGGAATTTCACCCCCTCAAAATCATCTGGTTTCTTTCTATGTATAAGTAGGATAGGTTTTACTTTTAAGTGAGGAACAACGTATTCTACAAAGTTATTCACCCAAACATCACTACCAGCACCTACTTTATTTCCGAAACCTGTTGTATAATATACATCATACATTTTTTATTATTTTTTTAGAGCTTCTACTTCTGCTTTTAATTCAGCTATTTGTGTTTGTTGCTCTTTAATTGCTTCTACTAATAAACCAACCATCTTAGAGTAATCGATACCTAAATATCCATCTTCTCTTTCTTTTACTACTTCTGGTAAAACTTCTTGCACTTCTTGTGCGATTAAACCAGTTGAAGGTGCGGTTTTAGTTACTTCATTTGCATCTTCATTCCATTCCCAAGTTACACCATTTAATTGTTTAACTTTATTTAATGCATCTGAAATGTTTACGATGTTATTTTTTAATCTTCTATCTGAACCTGAGAACGCTACGATATCACCCGTTGCAGATACACTTGCGAATGCTACTGCTGAGTTTGTTGCTACCGCTTGTCCAATTGAAATTGTTGGAGTTGCACCTTCACCACTATTGTTTGTGATTGTAACACCAGTTCCTTGTACTAAACTTGCAACGTAATCACCGGTTGTATCAGTTCCCAATGCTACTGAATTAGCAGCGATTGTAGTTGCAAATGATACGTTAGCTAAATCTGTTATTGTACCAGTACCTGTTACATCACCTGTTAACGTAATTGAAATATCTTTTCCTTCCAATGTTGTTACTCTACCACTTAATGCATCTGTTACAGTTTTAACTGAACCACTTATTGTTGATATAGAAGTTGCAGTTGCACTTGCTACACTTGCAGAAGTTGCAAAAGTATCGGTTACTGCTTTAACTGAACTACTCAATGAAGTTATAGAAGTTGCAGTTGCACTTGCTACACTTGCAGAAGTTGCAAACGTATCGGTTACTGCTTTAACACTTGAACTTAATGAAGTTATAGAAGTTGCCGTTGCACTTGCTACACTTGCAGAAGTTGCAAACGTATCGGTTACTGCTTTAACTGAACTACTTAATGCGGTTATTGATGTTGCTGTTGCTGATGCTACTGAACTACTTACTGCGAATCCACTTGCTGCTACCGATGCACTTAATGCTACTCTTGCTGCATTTGAAGCACTAAATTCAGTTGCTGCACTTGCAGAGTATGCCGATGCACTTTGGAATGCTCCCCATGCACTTGCACTATTTGCAGTTATATTTGTTGTTTGAGTATTATCAGTTGATGCATTTGATGCACTAAATGAAGTATACTCTGCTTTGCTTGCACTAATTGAAGTTGCTAATGAACTACTATATGATGATGCACTTTGGAATGCTCCCCATGCACTTGCACTTACAATCGTTACACTTGCATCTGTTGCAAATGTTGTATCCAATGAAGAACTAAATGCTTCTGCTGCTACTAATCTACTATCTACTGATGTACTATATAAAGATACATTTCCTATACCTGTTATTGTTGATGCACTTAATGTACCAATTAATGATATTGAACCACTAACTTTTAATGAACCAGTTACTGCGGTTACTGCTGCAGATGAAGTACCAAATGAACTATCACCTTTTGCAGTTAAACCCTGATCCATTATCATTCCGTTTCCGGTATTTGATAATGTAGAAACTACTACACCATTAGATACCATTTTGATTGAACCGGTTGAAATATATAAATCTCTGAAAAATTTATCTACCGAACCTAAATCATATGTATTACTTACTCCAGGTACAATTGAACCTGTTATATTTATATCACCATTTATGAATTGAGAACCTGTAAATTTATTTGTTTTACTATTATCGGTAGTTGCAATTCTACCATCATTTAACATCGCAGAAAATGTAATGTATCCACCAGAAATTGCACTAAATGCATGTTCGGTTAAAGTTGAAACTACTGTACTACCTTCTACAAATTTAATTGAACCAGTTGAAATATATAAATCTTTCCAAACTTTAGTTGTAGAACCCAAATCAAACGTATTAGTTGTTGATGGGATTAATGAAGAACTTAAAGATGCTACAACGTTAACAGTATCACTTACATTATCACCAATTGTAATTGCTCCACCTAATATTAAGTTACCATCAATTTTTGCGTTTCCTGTAATGTCTAATGAAGAACCCGAAATACCAGAGAATGAACCTGCACTTCCTGTTCCGGATGAACCCAATGTAATATCACCACTTGCACCACCAATTTGTAAAGTTCCTAAATCTGTATTTACATATGGTTCACCAAATGCTAACGAACCTGATTTCTGTGCGGTCGTACCACGTCTAAATTTTAATCCCATTGTTTGTTTTTGTTTGTTTTGTATTTATCATTAGAGACATTGATGTAAACTTTATTGTATTGTATAGTAATAAATATAGTATTCTTATTAAGAACCTACTTTATTTTCTAAATCTTTTATTCTTTTTTCTTGTTCTTTTACTACCTCAATTAATAAACCTATAATCTTATCATAATCAACACCTAAATATCCAGTATGTGATTCTTTTACTAATGCCGGTAATACTTTTTCAACATCTTGTGCTATCACACCATAATCATGTTTACCTGCTTTAAACATAGATTTATCGTTCCAATCAAATTCAACACCTCTTAATTGTTGTACTTTTTCAATAGGGTTAGAAATTAATTGAATGTTATCTTTTAATCTTTCATCTGATGTTGAGTATGCTACTACATCTCCTGTCACATTTAACGAACCACTTATGATTTGATTTTGTGTAAATGTATTTTCTACACCTAATTTAGCATAGGTTGTATCTGCACTTGCACTATAAGAAGTTGCTGCTGCATTACTTGCACTTATTGATGTTGCAAAACTACTACTATTATTTGTAATATTATAATTACTTGCACTTATTGATGTTGCTAATGAAGAACTATACGAAGATGCACTTTGGAATGCTCCCCATGCACTTTGAGAGTTTATAATTATTCTATTATCTACTGATGTTGAATATTCCGTTACATTACCTATACCATTTATACTACCACTAAATCCTAATGATGCGGTGATTGAACCTGTTATTAATAATGCAGTTGCACTATATTGGTCTAAACCGTTTTGTGTTAATCCAGTAAATGTAATACTATCAACAACTTGAATACTTTTAGAAGTTGCACCTTTAATTAAGATATTTCCTAAAGTACCATTTGTTTCATATTCTAATACAGGTAAAGTTGCACCTACTAATGTTGTTGCTACTAATGTATCACATGTTATTGTTCCGCTTGCACTAATATGTGTAGAGGATGTAATACTTGCAAATTTAACGGATGAACCAGTTGTTAATCCACTTGCAATTGCACTAACTTGTGTTCCTATATGTGTAAAATCAATTCCGGTTTGTCCGTTAGTATCGTTATAAGTTAATGTACTTGCACTAATTCTTGTATCAAATGAAGAACTATCTACTTTATATGAAGAACTAAATACATTTATTGTTCCACTAATTGAAGAACTATAATATATTGAAGAACTTTGTAAACTTGCACTTACTAAACTTAATGAAGAACTGAATGAGCTACTATACGAACTTGCACTTTGGAATGCTCCCCATGCTGATGCACTTGCTTCTGTTATGTTTGTATCTTGATTTGCATCTCTTGTATAAATTGATGCCGAATATGAAGATGCACTTTGGAATGCTCCCCATGCACTCTGAGAATTAATTAAT